TGGTGATGACGTAATCTTAGTAACTTCACTTTTTAGTGACGCTTACAGATTAGTTAATAAAGAATTGGAGAAGATACAATCTCAGTTTCCGTTTTCTGAGGATATTCTCTTATTTTTTACAAGTCCTAATAATTTTAGGAAAAAAATTTTACCAGAATACAAGGGTCATAGAAATAGAAAAAAGCCATGTGGCTTTAAAAGAGTGATAAATCAGCTCAAGAATGATTACCAGGTAATTGTTAAACCAACGCTGGAGGCTGATGACAGTCTTGGCATCTACGCAACTAAGTATGAAGGCAACATGATTGTGTCTCCCGACAAAGACATGCGACAGATACCAGGTAAGTTATACGACTTCAACGAAACGGTAGACATTACACCTGAAGAGGGAGCTAAATGGCATCTAACACAAACACTTTCTGGAGATAACACGGATGGATATTCTGGCGTTCCAGGAATAGGACAAAAACGTGCACAGAAAATATTTAAGGAGAAAGGTTATACCTGGCAAGCAGTAGTAGAAACTTTTGAAGAAAAAGGAATGACAGAGCAAGACGCATTAGTTAATGCACGACTTGCACGAATACTCACCACTAATGATTATGACCATGAAACCAAACAACCCATCCTTTGGACTCCCAGACCCAATTACAGAGTTGACAACAACTCAAGACTTCAAGTTGCGTAAGCTTGAGATACTACTGGAGAAACCAGAGACAAGAAAGGAAGACATCATAACGGTATTTATAGCTCTTCAAGAGCAAGCATATGTTTTATCAAACTGTTTAGAAAACCTTATAAAAAAATGGCCGAAACCACCAACGGATATGGACCCTCTTACTACAGAAGAGGCACTGTCGATGTTTGGGATTTCATCCGAATGCAAGGATTGAATTTCCATTTAGGCAATGTCATCAAATATGTATGCAGAGCAGGGTACAAAGATAACGATATAGAAGATTTAAAAAAAGCAATCCACTACCTACAAAATGAGATCGAATTTAGAACCGAACACGATAGCCAGAACTGGGAGAGTACAACAATGGATAGATAATCCTAACTCTCGACTACCTGTATCATGCACTGTCTTCGTAGTTGAAGACTCAATGGAAGGACCAAATGGAATCGAAGCAAGCTGGCGATTTGTATCGCATGCTCTTCGCTATGGAGCGGGAGTTGCGGTCCACCTGTCAAAGCTTAGACCAGCGGGAACAGAAACAAATAAAGGACCTGATACTCTCATTGCGAGCGGACCAGTGTCCTTCGGAAAAATATACTCAACATTAAATGAAATTCTTAGGCGAGGGGGGACGTACCGCAACGGTGCTTGTGTTCTCCATCTTGACATTACACATCCTGATATTAATACCTACATTGAAACTCCTCGGTCCGATTTACCGTGGGTTAAAAGGTGTATCGACATTGGAGGAAAAGAAGACTGGAGTAATACAGAACCTGAAACAAAGAAAGCAATCCTTAGAGGCATTGCAAGAGGGGACATTTGGCTTAACAAAATAAAACACGATAAAAATGGAAACAGAATCTGGAGCAACGTCTGTCTTGAGGTTTACTTGCCCTCACGGGGAACTTGCTTGTTACAGCACATCAATCTCGGTGCCTGTCGTATCGGCGACTTACGACAGAGTTTCCGTGAAGGCATGCAATCTTTGTGCGATCTCCATAGTCGGACAGGCGTTGGAGAATCTGGAGAGTACCTTTCGCCAGATGTCGATAGACAAGTCGGACTCGGAATGCTCGGTCTGGCCAACTTCCTCAAAAACAATAATTTAACTTATGCTCAGTTTGGTGAAGCATTAGAAGCCATAAACAATGGAAACATAACTGATACACTAGCTGGGTTTGCTGCAAGAGAATTATATATAGGTATTGAGGAAGCTGCTAATGCAGCAAGACAACACAACATGGTGCGGGCATTTGCCATAGCCCCAACTGCATCATGTTCATATAGAAGTAGAGACTTAAAAGGTTATACGTGCACTCCTGAAATTGCACCACCTATTGCACGAACAGTGGATAGAGACTCAGGTGAATTTGGAGTGGAAAGAGTTGAATATGGCAACGTAGAGATAGCCAGCGAGGTAGGCTGGGATGTTTATAAAAAAGTAGCAGATCAAATAATGATCATGCTAGATAGAACTGGATTGCTTCATGGCTATAGCTTCAATTCTTGGAGCGACATGGTGACTTACGATGAGGCATTTGTAGACGAGTGGCTAGAAAGTCCACAAACGTCTCTCTATTATTCACTGCAAGTGATGGGTGACGTACAGGACAAGTCTGATGCTTATGCTGCACTAGACCAATCCGATGTTGACCAATACTTGGCAGACATAATGAGTAACAAACCTGATGATATAGCTTGTGACTGTCAACAATGAACCCCTACGAAAAATTATTAAAAAGAAAAAGAACCTGGACACCAGTCCAGACCACTAGAGGAATATTTAAATATGGAGCAGAGGAAACCATCTACCGTGCTCTTGCAATACGCCATATGGAATTACCAGTTGGCGACTTTATACAAGACTCTCTCTCAGAGATTCCTAAATTATCTAGAGAACTTTTGGAGTCGAACATAAAGGATGAAATTAAACATGACTTAGCTCTTGGATACATCACAAATGTACATGGCGTTGATGATACCGCAGAGGCAGAAGCCTTGCGTCTAAGAGATGCATGGATGGCTCATCCTGACCACACAGTACTGAAAGCAATGATTATTGAAAGATCAATATTTTTTGTTTTATTGCCATTTTTTAGATTTAATGGAGACGCTGGTTTAGCAACAGTTTCTGCTGATATATCTAGAGATGAGCAAGTACATGTGGCAAGTAATAGTTTGGTCTGTGCAGAGCTAGGTCTAAAACCTAGTCCTTCATTAGACAAACTTAGAAAAGCAACAATAAATTGGATCATGCAGCCACTAGCTATGCAGCATGAAGATCAATATTTGAGCAAAAAATTTTGGTTGGATGCGAGTGATCGTCTTATGTATGAAGGCAAAGCTCCCCAACTAGTCACCACCAAGGCAGCAAGAATGCCAGCATTTTTTGAACATGACAACAGAAATCTCCCTCAGTACGCTTAGGTTACATAACGAGAGACTCGATAAGTTACTTATAAAACTAGAGGAAAACTTCGGTTGGAAACCTATCCATCCAAAAGAAGATCCACAAACTATCTTCTACAGAGCTGGTCAAGCCAGCGTTATTGAATACATAAAATCCATAATGGAGGATGAAATCTAATGTGTGCACCAGTCATACCATTGATAAGTGCTATTGGCGGTATAGCAACAGCCGCTCAATCACTAGGAATAATAGGAAATAGAAATAGAAATCAATCACAACCACAAAGGTCTGTAACACCACCTCCTACAGTTAGGGGTCCAGGACCAGCTGCACAAGGAGCTGGCGATGATGAAAAGACTAAGAAGGTTGATGAATCAATTAAGATACAACAAAACGCTAAACAGAAAAGAGATAAGCAAACCACTAAGAAAGGACTAGCGTCACTAGGAGCAGCAGCGGCTGTAAACACTGGAATGGATAGTACACCAGCTGGTGGAGTGAATACAGGAACATGATAACCGCAAGACAAAGATACACTCAACTGACTCATGATCGAACACAGTTCCTAGATACAGCAGTTGATTGTTCTGAACTTACCTTGCCTTATCTAATAAAAGATGAAACAGACGGACCATATCATAAAAAATTAATCACACCTTGGCAGAGCGTGGGAGCTTCTGCGGTTGTAAATTTAGCTGCAAAACTTTCCCTAGCTCTTTTACCTCCCCAAACTAGTTTCTTTAAATTACAAATTAGAGATGACAAGTTAGGGGTAGATTTGCCAGCAGAGGTTAGAAGTGAACTAGATCTTTCTTTCGCAAAAATGGAAAGAATGATTATGGATTACATCAATGCTTCTACTGACAGAGTTGTATTAAACCAAGCTTTAAAGCATTTGATAGTGTCTGGTAATGCATTAATATTTATGGGCAAAGATGGTCTCAAGCATTATCCCCTTAACCGTTTCGTAGTTAATAGAGATGGAAACGGGAACGTGTTAGAGATCCTCACAAAGGAACTGATTAGTCGTCAGGTTCTTCCAGAAGACTTAGAAGAACCCAAACAACCTAATACAGGTATAGATGAGACGAAGTCTTACGATGATGATGTAGAAGTATTTACTTATGTTCGTTTAGAAAATGGTAGATGGGTTTGGCATCAAGAAGTATTTGACAAAATTATAGAAGGCAGTAGAAGTAGTGCACCAAAGAATGCAAACGCATGGCTCGTGTGCCGCTTTAATTCTGTGGATGGAGAAGATTACGGACGTGGAAGAGTAGAAGAATTCCTTGGTGACTTTAAATCTTTAGAAGGTTTATCTCAAGCACTAACGGAAGGCAGCTCAGCGGCTGCAAAGGTCGTCTTTCTAGTCAGTCCCTCTTCAACCACAAAGCCAAAAACCCTTGCAGAAGCTGGAAATGGAGCTATTGTTCAAGGCCGAGCGGAGGACGTACAAGTCGTCCAGGTAGGCAAGACGGC